GGGTTTTCTTTTTGTGTATTATATTTTCTATTCTCTATTCTGTATTCTCTATTCTCTATTCACTGTTCTACAGCAGGCTTTGATTTAGCAAGCAGTATATCCTTTTGCTGGCTACCGGAACTTGAACCATAGAAGAAATTAAGTACAGAACCGAATCCTGCACTCAAGGCTCCTAGTAGGATTAGTAAGGACTGGTTATCAGCTACGTTCAGTACACCAAGCATCATACTTGTAAGGATAGCAAAGAATCCAGTTACGATAATAATTGCCAGTATATCAGGAGTTCTACTCCGTGTAGCTATTTGCATATCACGCGCTGATTTAGTATTCTCTACTTCAAGTTTTAAGATATCAATCTTATTAGTCTCAAGAAACTTTTTAAAATCAATCTCAGCTAACTTAAGGTTTGCTATCTGCTCAGGGGATAGATTACCAGAGTTTAAAGCCTCTGTGACAGCCTCAATTGATTTCTGAGGCAGTCCTAGCTTCTCAGCTACAAAGACGGCTGCAGCACCCCCTAGAGGCCCTCCTAGGGCTGTTCCTATAAGCGGAACTAAGTTCTTAATCCAGTCCATACCTACCCCTTGGCAATACCAGCATGAACGCCAGTTTTGTCTATAGTTATTATCTTATTAATAAGCTTACTTGGGGAACTTCTTGAGACATGAATCCAAGAACCGTACTCATAGATAAGCTGTTTAATGCCGAGCATTTCATGAACCTTGGCTAACTCCTTAGCCACTTCGTAAGGTGTTCCAAATGAAGGCGCTGTAAAGTCTACAGCCTGCATCCTGACGTGATCAGAAGTGACTGCACTACCTATTGCTGTATTTAACTCAGAGCACCTATAGGCACTACTGATTCTAATTGGAACAGGTTGAGCTTTTACTGAAGAGAGGTGCTGGCGTATAGCTTGCATCATCTCTGCGGTTTCAATTGCAGCATTAATAAGATACTCAGGGATTGTATTATCAATCCCTTTTCTCTTGGCTGTATCTGAATACTCAAACTCTTCCTTCGTGAAGTGAAGGGAAAGATTCATATTATCCTTTATATTAAGCCGAGTTTGGTAACTACAAAGATTATTGCTAATCCAGCAGCGCCCCATACTGCATTCTCGACCCACTTAGTTGCTCGTTCTTGAAGCGGTACTCGCTGCTCTAATCTATCTAACCTAGCTTCAAGTTTCTCCAAACCCTTGAAGGTTCTTTCCTGAGCTAAAGAGGCTTGTTGCTGACGCTCTTCAACGAGGGCAATCTTGGATATAGCATTAGCCATCTCTTTGAGTGCTCCTTTCATTTCACTAAAGTCCTCGTGCAGCATTTCAATACGTGCAGCGACTAGGCTAATAGTTGTGTTATCTGATTCCATAAAATCCTTTGGTATGTCTAAGGTGCCGTAGGCCAGAGGATGTCTTTAGGGAATCCTATCTGATCGGGCACTTCTCTTAGGGTATGTCGGTATGGAATCCAACGGTCTTTGGTGGCTTGGGGTACATCCCCCGCTTGTGTCCAATCTGAAGATGCGAGAAGTGCATCCCTAATATGACGGGCATATATAGCTAGTTCAGCCATTGTTGGCTCCACATAGTCTGCAATTGGTCCAAATTCCCCATGAACTAGGGATTTAAAAAGAAGTCTCCCATGCTCTTCTGTATCTGAAGGAGAAGCTGTAAATGGGAGGAGTTCATCACCAAAAGCATTGATTGTTACTTTACAATCTATTACTGTTTTAGAGCTGTCTGCCCATACGGGGTCTTGTACTGAAGTAAATGTTGTCATGTATATATCCTATGAAATTCTGCAATATAGTGAGAGGTGATAACTTCCCGACTGCCCGAGAACCCGCCATGTTCCACCCTGAAAAGCAGCATAAGGGACATTTGCCCCGCCCATAGTGGTTCCATTAGTTACAGCCGCAGATGGTCTAAGAGAGGAGCCAGCAATGGTCCCTCCCCAAGCGGCGGTAGTCCCCCAAGCCATAGCATACATATAAGACCCTACAGCTCCTGCCGTGACCCCTGCCGTAGCAGCTAGAACGGTGTCTGTTGTGGGAGCAGATGCAGCAGTACTCTGAACTGTTGAATCATTGAACGTAATAGACGTTCCGCTAACGGTTACTGCCATTATTTATTCTCCAATTGTTTAATTTTTTCTTTGAGCATTTGAATTTCCTTTGCTAATTCAATTACAGATACTAACGCAGCATTTGCGTATGCTAATGAAAGCATACCACCTTCATTTTCGCTTACAACTTCAGGTAGTAACTTCTGCCAATCCTGTGCAGAAGAGCCTGCTTGCGTTTTTGGAATATCAACCCTATCGTAAATACCGCTTTTAACAGTAGACAGTCTTTTCACGAAATCATCGGGGAGGTTTCTCCAGTTTGTCTTAAGTCTTTCGTCCGATGTAGCTTGAACCTCTGTTACGTATATTGTATCTATTGCAGGATTACAATAAATACCTGCAGTACCGTAGACACTATTCCCTGATCCCCATAACATCTGGTATGTACTGTTACTATCATTACTATAGTTTACAGTGACTTGAGATGCTATTCCGGCAGAACTTGCACTTGTAGCATTTGTAGCACTTGTAGCACTTGTAGCCGTAGCAGCATTACCCGTAATATTAATACCGTAAGTCCCGGAGTTATTATATACACCGTTTGTTACAGTAGCAGCATTACCTGAGATACTAATCCCCCAAGTGCCTGAAGCGCCTGTACCAGAGGTGCTAGGAGCACCTAGAGTATTATAACTTACAGTTAAAGCAGTCCCACCGTTAAAGGTGCTACCACT